GATAGAAACGCAGGTTGAGGCGCACCGCAGAGACCTCGCAACTTTCTACGACGAGCAAGGGCTTACGCCAGATATGTATGCCCAGCGGGTCGCAGAAGCAGGCGACAATCTTGCGGGAAGATTGCGGAGCGAAACGCAAGCCGAACAGTTGAACGAAGCACAGACAGCCCAAGCGCAGCAGGTGGTTCAGCAGAATCAAAACGCTGCGATGGGGATGTTGACGGCTTTCACAAAAGACCTTACCGAAAAGCACAACCTTTCCGAGCCTATCGAGACTGCTCTCAACAAGGTAGCCGCTTTCGGGGTGACGAGGATTTCGGAGTTTCAGGACGCTAACAACGCCTTGTCTCCAGAGTTCAGTTACCTCGGGGAAGCTATTGCGGAGATTGCTGCCGAGGCGGGGAATGTTGCGTCATCTAGGGCAGAGACAGCATCGGCTGAAGCTAGGAAGTCGGTTGTTCCCGCAGGGGGTCCAGAAAACCAACTGGATTCCGGGGGGAGCCAATCGGGTTCTCAGTCAGATGCACAGTTCATGGCGGATTACGCCGCAGGACGAAGCGACGACACAGCACGAGCCATCTCAATCCAGCAAAAACGTGGAAATATGTAGCTGGGGACAGGCTCTTAACCGGAGAACAATATGGCAACAGGGACGACATATACATCCTCTCTTGCCGACTCTCTCCCAGATATTGTGAATCAGGCCCGTATCGTCCGAGAGACGAAGGGTGTGATGCCGCAACTGGCTGACCGGGTAAAACTCGGTACAGGAGTTGGCAACAGTTGGAAAGAAATCTCGCTGGCGCAGTTGACTGCATCAGCAATCACCGAGACCACTGAGGAAGACAATCCCCAGGTTCTCGCGGACACTCCGTTTTCGATCACGCCCGAAATGATTTCGGTTCACACGTTCCTTACGGATCGTGCGGCTCGCAACGTCTCGAAGAACGTGATTGCGAAGACGGGCGCGCTTGCTCAGAACGCTATTGAGCGCAAGAAGGACATTGACGGCATCACCGTTCTTGACGGTGCTACCACGTCTCTGTGCGGAACCGGCACGACCCTTACATCAGGCCATGTAGCCGCAGGTGCGTTCCGCATCCGCAGCAACACGACCGAGACATGGGACGGCCCGGTTTCTTTCGTGCTCCACGGCTTTCAATCCAAAGACCTGTACGACGAATTAGTCGGTGGCGTTGGAACCTACCCGGTTCCTGCTGGTTCGACCGCTGAAGTTTACGGCAGAGGCTACATGCTTCCGATCGCAGACGCAGCGTTCTTCCAGGACGACAACATTCCGCTTGACTCGACCCCGGACGCAAAGGGTGGCATTTTCGCCTCCGGTTCCGGTGGAGCCATCGTTCTGTGTCAGGCTCGTGCGCCGTTCGTGAAGATGGTTCGTGACGAGTTCATCGGTGGTGGCGGCACTAACATGCTTCACCGCGACGAGTACGCGTACGCCGAGCGATCTTCGGGCAACTGGCTCTTCGAGATTCAGAGTGACGCAACTACTCCGACTAGCTAACGATGCTAGTTAGAGGCTCAATTGGAGTCTCTAAACAATCAGTCCCAAACCCGCCTTATCGGTAAGGGGACGAGGTAATAGAAAATGGCTATAAACGCTCAAGGAGAAGTGGGACGTATCCGACTTTTCAACGACTTTTTTGGAGTCGGGGACACTCTGGCACTAACCGCTGATACAGCGGATTTGGGAGCCTTCTACGCCGGTGGCGAGGGGTTCGAGGACAACGATGCCGGTATTGCAGGTAAGGACGCGCTTTCGGGCGTTGTAACAATCACTTCTGGCAATACCGACGCTGACACGACCTTTATCGGCACACACATCGGTCTTGATGTTGGGCTGATGGGGACGATTGTTCTGGAAGCTCGCGTTCAACTTCCCGACTTGGACACTAAAGAGATATTCTTTGGGCTGACCAGCATCCTTTCGGTTGATGAGCAGCTTGAAGATATCGTCATCAATGCTTCGGGAACAACCCTCACTATCCCTGCGGACTGTGTTGGTTTTTACCTGAGTGATGAACTCACTGACGATGAAGACTGGCACGGCATCCACAGTGGTGGTACTGCCACGGCTTCAACCACTACTACTGCCGTTGACCTAGACGATGACGCTGTAGCTGGTGAGTGGCAAATCCTTAAACTTGAAGTTGATTCAAACGGGACCGCTCGTTGGTACATCGACGGTGACTTGAAGCAGACGGTTAAAGGTGCATGTTCGACAACAACCAATTTGGCTGTTTGTCTTGCTGCTGCCGCTAACACGACTGAACTTGCCATCATGGATGTAGATTACCTTCTTGTTAAGGCAAACCGTGACTGGAACGCCTAGTCAATAGGTAAGAACGCCCTCGCCCTTCGGGGCGGGGGCAACAACTCCAAAGGGAACCTATGAGCGCAGAAGAGATCATTGGCAGGCAGTTAATAGAACTTACTGAATTGGAGTCTCAACTCAGTGCCACGGTATCCGTGATCCACATGCTCAAGAACCAGACGGTCACTCTTGACCAGATCGAACTTCACGATGGCGGGTTCACCGTCAGCGATTGTGAGCAGGTTGAGAAGGCTGAACAGGAACCTGTTGCGTGACGCTATTAGTCGGGACTTTCTCTATCCGCAAGGACGAGCCTGCCTGGAGCCTTGAAGAGTTGAACCTGCCTCCTGCTAACTTCGGCCCTCCACGTCGGTATCAGATCGTCAAGGTTGTTCGTAACGACCAGCTTGTCGAGCATCGGACTGATATGGGGCCGGTATCTGCCTTTGGAACGACAAAGCAGTTGAACATCATTGGCGGTACAGTAGACGAGCGAGGGCGTGGTCATGTCTGGGAGACTGTAGCGTCTCTCATGGACTACGCAGACAACTTGCGCGGCAAGAAGTTTGACTGGGACGAAATCCCGGCGATGTCAGCGCAAGACTATCTAACGGCTTACGAAGACGAGAAAGACAAACAGCAACGAAATCTTGTCGGACGAAAGACCACTGGCTCATTAGCGAAGGACAAACGATAGATGCCCTCGATGAAAGAACTCGCAGAACTCAGCAACCAAGTCCTCGAAAGCGAAGACGAAATGCGTCCAGAGGAACTTGCCTTGCTTGCCCAGGATGCGATCTCTCCGGGCATGGAAGACGCGCTGGTTCAGTTGCCAAGCAAAGAGACTCCGTGGGGGATCACGATAGAGGAGATGGAGTCTGCTGGCTGGGTCACTGTCTGGGACAAGTTCACGGGTGAGCCGAGCAAGGTCAACCGGAACATGCTTGCTGCTCAACTTCTCAAGGTGAACGACGAAGGTGTTCGTTGCTTCACGACTGTTAAGCCAGCGATTGAGCCGTGGCGTGGCAGTACGCTCTGTATGCTCCATCCAGATTCTGAAGATCGTTCTGCGTATGACCGTATGGGGCTTCCGGTTTGCAAGTCGGGCAATCTCGCCAGTGAGTTCCAGATGCGGCTGCACATGCAGCACCGCCACAAGAACGAGTGGGCGCAGATTCAGGACATTGAACAGCAGAAGGTTGACGGGGAAGAGCGACTTGTTCGACAGGCTCTTATTCGCGCCAACACGCCTGACGAAGACCTTTCAGTGCCGGTAGCCGCAGTTAACGAGGCTGCACCTCCAGTCGAGATTGTTCCTCCAGTTATTGAAGAGGAAGAGGTCGTTCCCGAAACCTTCGTTATCGAACCAGAGGCTGAGTCGAAGCGTGTCAAGGTTGAAGAAATGCTTTCGGCTTGCTTATTTTGCGACAAGCCGATGAAAGGCAAGTCTGTTAGGCAGAAGAACCGGAACACTCGCCTGCATATGTCCTCTTCGCATCCTGAAATGGAAGTAACTATTTAAGTCATGGCTGTAATCGTCGGGCAGACTCGCGAAGAACTTCGCAAATCTATCGGCCACAATCTCGGTGCAATACGTCTCGGGACTATGACTGGTTCTGGCTCGACCTCGACCGGCGTAGATGCAGAGATGCCTAACGCCGACGACCACGAGAACGGTAATCACATCGTCTTTACGTCTGGGACAAACGACGGGGCGATTCGGATTCAGACCTCATACGTCGGTTCTTCAACCACGTTCACTACTCGCGGAGATGTCCTGGCCGCTTCAACAGCGGACGGAGATACTTACGAGTCCTGGGACGAGGACATGCCTCCAGCGCGTGTCCACGACATGATTGACCGGGCTGTACGGACTATCACCCGCAAGGGTGCGCCTCCGTCTACAGACATCAGTTTGCACACCTACAGGGATCGCAGGAACTACGAGTTCCCAACGGCGTTTGTAGGCTTGCAGCATTTGAACTATCGCTCTTCGTATACGTGGACGTCGATTCATAACTGCAACACGGTCTTCGACGAGTTGGTAGATGCTGACGTAACAGCCAGTGCCGACGGGGAAGACTACGCCAGTGGGAATAGCGCGAATAAGTTTGTGCTTGCTGCTGGACTGGGAGCAACGGACATCATTGCTTCCGACAGCATCTCTTCGCTCGATCTATCCGGGTACGACACGGTGGAGTTCTGGATCAAATCGACTGTTGCGCTAACTGCTGGACAGTTGCGCCTTCGACTCTCGGCTTCAGCCTCTGCCGCAGCTACAACAGAAGACCTTGACATACCTGCGACCTCCGCTAATACGTGGACACGCCATCAGGTGGCCCTAGCGAACCCGCAGAGCGACACGGCGATCATTTCTGTTGGCTTGATCCACACGTCAGATATC